CCAGCCACATCGCCGACAAGATTTGCAAGATCGCCGGGAATATTTCCACGCTTACCCACGACATAAGACCGACGCCAGCAGCCGCAGCGTCCACAATTGCCTTGGCTACAGCATTCAGGTCGTGATTTTCACTCATGGTTTGTTCCTAAAATTACGCCATAACGCCAGAAACAAGATTGTTTCCGCTGAGTCCGGTAGCCGTGATCTGCACACCGTTGATGGTCAACTTGTTTGCGCTTCCGCCCGTTATTGCAGCCGGGTCCATGCCCGAGCAATTAATCTCCGTGAAGCTATTGCCGGTGCTGACAAGCTGCACACCAATCGGGTAAACGCCCGCGCTGCCATAGCCGACCGGCGCAATGATATTTCTGGAACAAGTGCTAAACATACGGACAATGGCACCGCTCATGGTGGTGCTGTAGTTTTTGACTATAGGCTTGAGTACGCAGTTGTTTGCGTTTGTTGCGTCAACGCCGGAAATCTTCGCTTCCATGATGATCGTGCCGTCGATAGTAACGCCGTTGCTTGCGTCAATGCTGACGCCAGACGATGTTACAGCGCCGACCATAATTGCCTGCCCGCCATTTACGCGAATCTGCCCTTTGCAATTATCGACCGCAATCGCAGCCCGAGCGCCTGCTGCGGCCCCATGATAGCCGCCGATAATCTCAACCGAACCAAACTTGTTGCAGTTTTGCAGAAAAATACCCGCGTAGGAAAATGCGTCCATGACAGGATTCTTGATTTGCAAATCGCCATTCGTGAACGCAAACGGCCCCGTAAGGCCGTCACCGACAACCTGAATACCAATCCGGCAAGCGGTGGCCTCTGGGCTTTCAAGGAAGGCATCGGTAAATCCGTCATCTAAGTAAAAGCCGACGCTATCAGCCGGTGGCGCTCCGCCGACAGTGCCGTTGCAATAATTTAGATAGAGCGAAGCGTTGCCGCTGTTTAGGCCGGGGATAGACGCCGAGCCATTGACGTAGAAGCCATAGAAGCGATCAGTTCCGCCGCCAGCGCCAGCGATAGTCCGGAATGCCCAGCAGCGGTAAGCCTGAGTCTGAACGGTCCCATAAAACTGAAAGCCGAAAATGCTTTCTGCACACATCACATTTTCAAAAAGCGCATACAGCGTGTATTGATTTTTGATGCCGCTAACAGCCGCCGTGATATTCGGCGCAGTTGAGCGCCCCACATATACGTTGTTGACCTTGTTGCCCTGAAACAGCGCGTTTATGCTGCCCGGAAACGTATCCGGCCCGACTTGGATAACGTCGGCAGATGCGTTCGTTTGCAAGATGCGTGTGACAAAATTAGAGATAGCGCCATCAAATCGTTCGGCTACGCCAGACAATTCGCGCCACGGCAGGCCCATATAAATGCGGGAGTTGATCCAGTAATCACCAGCCACAAGCTGCACCTTGCGCAGCGCGATCAGAGCCGCATTGATGGCGGTTACGTTGCCCGCCGCCGCGCCGGGGGTGTTGGGTATAGCGCCCCACCATTCCGAGAAACCTTCGGAGGTCTTATTCCAATTGAACGTGACGCTTGCGCCCGCCCCAATCTGGAATACTTGCTGCGGCCCTGCAATCATCTGGTTGTTGAAGGCGATCACAACACCAGTGCCGAGGATCAATATAGCGCCAAAATCAAACGAAACCGCTGACGCGAACGTGATGGAGCCATTGATGATATAATTGCCCGAAGGAACACGCAACGTGCCGCCACGGGCATCAGCAGCGATAAACGCGGCGGTGTCATTGGTGACGCCATTAGCGACCGCGCCAAAATCCTGCGGCGTAACCGTCTGGCGCATTTTGTCCTGCGCCGAAATGGCAACCGCGCTTGCGCCAGTTTGAAGGAAGCCGATCCAGTCAGAGCCGTCGTTGTCCGCGAGATCGGAGACCTTCCCGACTTGCCCCTTAAAGCCGGTGAAGTCGATGTTCGAAGCCGAAGCTCCGGCATCGATGCCAGTGCCATCAGGGAAGCTGTAAACCAGCAGATTCTTTTCATCGTTGACGAGAATCGAGAAGTTCAGCGCATCAACATAAACCTGCGCCGGAGTGCCATTGCGATAGATATAGCCATTGCTCGTTATAAGCGGCTGCGATGCCGTGATCGTCAGCGCCTCGTCGTAATAGACTTGCAGCGGGTTGGTCACAGGGTCGAGATTGGCGACACCGATATAGATGTTGCCATTGTCGAGCGGAGCGCCATCGCGATCATAAAAGACCGGGTACGGGACTTGAACGGAAAGTGCGGCCATTATTCAGTTTCCCTTAATCGAGCAATTCTTGCACTTCACGCCGCGCGGCAGAAGTCTTAGCGGCATTGCGTAGCGCCTTGATGGTGGCGATTGCAGGGATCGGCACCCCTACGGTCGAGAATGTCGCCATCGTGTCAATGGCATTTATCAGCGCGCTAGTGGTGCCAGACGTATTCACGCTGCCCGGCGGGGCGGTAAACACATCCTGAGCTACGGTGTTGATAGTGCGCAACAACTCGGCTTCCTTCTTGCCAAACACAAAATCCAGTTTTCCAGATGCGTCTAGGTTTGTAATAACACGATTCAAAGCAGTCGGGGAAATCACGGCTTTACTGGCCTCATCACGCGCGATATTCCCATAAGCCTGATTGCGGATATGCTCCATCGTTGCGCCTTGCAATTCGCGCCATGCCTGTTGCCCAGCCGGGCCTTCCGTCTCCAGCAAATCCTTCAGCTTCTTGACGCTATCAAGCGGCGTAGATTGGCTGTAAATTGATTTCTCCGCCACCTTTTCAAGCGCAATTGCGCGCTCAGTGCTGCCGCGCTTCGTGCCAATAAGCTGCTTAATAAGCCCTGTGTCCTCATAGTCCAAAGCATATTGGCGACGAGCCGCACGGGCGCGTTTGTATGCCTGCCCGCCAAGTTCAGCCGTTTCAGTGTCAATGATGCTTTTCATGTCCCCGCCAACACGGAGATCATTAGGATCGTTGCCCTTGGCGAACCTGTTGATAGCCTTGCGCACTTCCTCCAGTTCGCCAAGCTGCAATGGTTTGGCCTGCAACGTGCCGTCAGCCAGCGAGCCGGTGGCACCGCCACGCATCAGCAACTCTTCCTCGACAACGCTCAAGATTGGCGCAGATCGGCGGCCAGTGCGGTTGGCATTGAGATAGGTCACCAAATCTTCAGCCGTCACAGGTTCGACCAGTTCGCCTTGCTTTTCAGCAACCTTATAAAGCGCGCGAATCTTGGTCTTGTCCTTGGCGGCACGATCCCGCAGCGCCTTCGTAACAACTACGCCAAGTTCGCCGAGATTGTTCCAAATCTCAGAACCCGTCTGATCGACCAGCGCCTCAAAGTTCTGGCGCATCTGTCCCATTTGCTGCGCCATGCGTTCGCGGATAGGGCCACCAATTTCGTTATCTTTGGCCAGTTCGCGGGCGCGCTGCTGTTCTTGGAATGAGCGGGTGCGCTGGAATCGCGCCAACTCAATCGGCACCGGCAATTCTTGCGCGCGTTCGACCCGCAATCTTTCCTCTGGCGTTGCGGCTGCGCCAACCGACGCACGGCCTCCTGCTGTCGGTTGAGCAGCACCCGGCATTGCCGTCCTTGCCGTTCCGATGGCTTCCTCTATCGCCGTGCGGGCTTCTTGCACTAAAGGCGTGGCCGCAATGCGCGATGCGCCACCCGCAAGGCCCCTAGCAGCCGCGCTAATCCCTGTTGGCGTCAAACCACCAGCAACCGCTGCCACCATCTGTCCGACAGGCCCAGCGCCGCTCTCAGCGGCTATCTGTTGCGCTGCCCCGCCGGTTGCCCCAGCAAGAATCTGCGCGCCCGGTGCTTCTTTTAATTGAGCGGCAATAAGTCCCCGCGTTGACTTCGCAGGCGCAGCGGGAATTTTAAGCAGAGGGACTCCGGCTTGTAATACATCACCAAGACCCTTTGTGGCACCAGCACCGCCAGCCGCGCCAGCCGCCGTCTGTAAGACGCGCTCGGCAGCGGTGCGCGCCTCTGGTACGCCAATGCTGGTTAGCAGATTCTCCATAGCCGTTGTCGGCTCGGTGAAGTCTGTGCCGAATAGCTTGTTGATGCCCATTACAATCGGATCACCGACAAGCTGCGTAAGTCCGGCGGCGGTTGCGCCAATAGCCGCACCGACTGGGATGCCAACGACCGTAGGAGCGGCCAGAGCGGCCCCTAGAAGAGCGCCAGCGGCAGTTGGCGCAAGACCACGCACCCCAGCGCCTGCAAGGCCCTCAACGGTTGTGTCTGGCGTAGGTAATTGTGGCAAGCCAGCGGCTAGACGCTGCTCTGGATCGGTGATGTCGGGGCGAAGCGCGGCGCTTTCACTTGGCGGCAATTCAACAGCCGCTTGTTGTGGCGGCTCTGCTATTGTTTCTCCAGTAGCAGCCGCTCTGATGTTTACTGGATTGCCCTTGTTGGCGCGCAAAAACTGTTCGTCTACTGGCGCAAATGTGCGACCAAATTGCGCCGCCACTTTGGCAACTGCATCGAAGTCACCTGTGGTATTCCAAGCATTTTGGATTGCTTGAGATGCCTGCTGATCTTCTGCTGTTAAAGCGCGGCCCGCAGCGCTAGGGGCTGCAACGTTTTCAGTAGTGCCGCCAAACTGCTGCGCCGCAAATGCCGCGATCTGTTCGTCTGTGGCATTGTCTGGCCCTTCGATTTCAAGAATCGAACCATCAGGCGCTTGGACTTCGTAAATCGTTGGCATTACTGCGCCCGCCTTCCAACAACTCGGAATCCGCCAGTGCCGCCCGCTGGCATCGCGCCGCTAGGCGTTGGTGCAACCGCTGGGGCTTTAGCCGTTCCCGCCATCTTGCGTGTTACCGCAACGGCGATTCCCTTGCTCAGATCGGCAAACGATTGCCCTTTCTTGACGGCGTAATCGCCAACATTCATTGGCTGCGCAGCCCTGCCTCCAAGCATTCCCTTGTTCTGCGCCATCCAATCAGCCCGCGCAGTTTCAACCGCGCCTGTGATGGCCTGCGCTTTAGCAAGGCCACGGAAATAGCTTTGCAACTCTGCCGGATTGGAGAAACTGTCAGGGATTGGGCCAAGGAACAGCGAGATGTCGCGATCCGAAGCGGTGCCGGGTGGAAGTGAAGCAACAGCCGCAGAATTGCGCGCCCGCTCAATCTCTCCGCGCAACGCCTTGGTTGTAATATCAATACCAAATTGCCGACGAAATGTTTCGCCCAATTGCCCGAATGTGCGGACTCCAGTGAGATTGGCACCAGCAATCTTATTCGCCAGTTCAATGTTATTCGCAGATTGCTGTTGAGCCGTCGCGCCATTCAGCGCCGCCTCGTTCACGATCTTCAGCACACCATCAGACAGCTTGCCTTGACGCTCGTTGATCTGGCTAACCTTATCTGCCGTATCAACTGCCAGACGCTGCACATCCAATCTATAGCGATTGGCACGATCCTGAATGGTGCTGGCAAAGTCTTGAACTTTCGCGTTTGTTTCTCTAATCTTGGCCTCTTCGCCCTTCACCTTCAATCTGGCCAAAATGGGAGCGTACACAGCTTCAGCGGCTTTAATGGCGCTGTCGGCAACAATGCCGGTAGTTTCGGCCTCTAACTTTTTACCCTTGGCAATAGTTTCTCCAGTCGTGGCCTCTACCCCGCCAATTTCAGCCTGCAACTTTTCAGTCTCTGTCAACTTCTTCCAAAGATCAGAATTTGTCGCAGCAATCATCGAACCAATTGAGATCATCCCAGCGTTAGGATTCTGCTCATACACGCGCAAGTTTGCCTCACCCTGTGCGGCTTCTTGTGTTCGACCAGAATTGCGCGCCGCATCAATGAACGTCTGCATCTGCGCCTTGACGGCCTCAGTTTCGCCACTACGCATCAGCATATAAAGCTGCGTCCGCTGGCGCTCGTCAGCCTCACGCTGCGAGGCTGTCCGCATGGTGTAAGCTTGTTTGGCCCGATCTGCGATAGACGGATTCTTGAGAATCAAGTCGCTGATCTGCGTTGTCGTTGGCGTCCCACCTTCAAACGCCGCCAGCAGCGCAGCCTCACCCTCGCGGGCGCGCTGTTCAACTTCCTGTGCCTTGCGCTGCTCATCAAGAACAGTGCCGACATTCAATCCCTGAACGAAACCCGCCATCGGGGAGGCTACGTTATAGTTATAAGGCTCTGCCATGATCTACCTGACTTACCGTATGAAGTTTAGAAGCCGGGGATCGGAACCGGCGCTACGTTAGGCTGGAAGTTATAAACCGGCGTAGTCTGGGCGCTCTTGAAGGCGCTAGACAACCCGACATTGCCAGCCCCGCCAAAGCCGCCGAATGCCCTCTGCCCGGCTGGGCTTGTGGCAAATCCGCTGACTTGGCCGAGCGCAGTGTTGAAAGCATTTGCCGATCCAAGGATTCCGCCAGCCTGAGCCTGCCCAGACTGTCCAAGCAATTCAGCAATGTTTCCGGCGCTGGTAACACCGGCAGCGCCGACGCCAGCCGCAGACCGCTGGCCCAATGATGTCATCTCGCCAAGACGCCCATATTGCTGTTCCAGAAACTGGTTGAGCAGCGATGGCCGAAACTGCGCAAGCGCGCCTTGAACATTGCCGCCACGAAGCCCGCCGGTTGCCGACGCCTTCTGCAAAAGCGCCTCTTCGCCTTGCCGAGCGATTGCCTGAAACAGCGGGCTTTGCTCCTGACCTGCAACGTAAGCCTGCTGGGCTTCTGGCCCGGCAAGACCGAGTGCCGCCATCTGTTGCGCTAGTGCAGGCGTTCCAGCCGCGCGATAAGGTTCTAGCAGCCTTTCAAGATTCTCACGCGCCGCGCGCTGTTCTGCGGCCCCCAACTCAGCAGATTTAACTTGTGCCGCCGCCGCGCTTTTTGATGCGCTGGCAGACGAAATGCCACCGATTACAGCACTACCTACAACTGCCGCTGCCATTGCCGACATCAACGCTCTCCTAGTGACAGGCGCAAGACCTGCCTATAATCTAATGTGATTTCTTCGCCAAGTGCCGAGCCGGTAGAACCGGCAATGTCACGAACAGCGAACAAATAAACGTCATCGTTCGCGGCCTTCACGGCAATAGCATTAGGCTCTTTGGCGTGGTTGACATAGCGCCCGGCTGGCGTCCGCTTGCCGTCGAGCCTCGCCGGGGCGATAGCCTCCAGTGCAGCGATGTTGCCAGACGCGAACATTCCCTTTCCGGCGATTGGCGAAGGTGCCGTGACTACCTTGTATTCACCAAACGGGAACGGAATCAGATCGGCTGTATTCTCGGAAATGCTTTGCACTGTCTCGGCGTCAAAGCCGAATGTTGCAATGGCGTCGTGGAAGTCCGCGATGTCATCGTCATTGCGGTGCGTCAGGAACTTCTGGCCAGCCTGCCATCCCTCGCTCTTTTCAAACAAAACGGCTTCCAGCTTTTCCACGTTCATCTCGTTCGTGGCGTAGATGTTCTGCCACACCATGTCCTCGATCACATACGCCAGCTTGCGCCCCGGCTCGGCTACGAAAGTGAACGGCGCGCTAATTTCTAACGTCTCGCCGGATTCCTTAAACAGCATCACCTTGCCAGACACCAGCACGTTCATATGCGGGTCAAGATGCTTATGCCCGATCAGATACGACCCGGCCTTAGCCGCCATCTCACGGATGTAGATTCCGGGGCCGAAGCGGTGCGTGACCGGGCAATCGGCCTGCTGGTGCCGCAGAAACTCACCCTCAAGCCGCTGTATATCGCTTTCGCCAAACTTATCGCCCAGCACGATCATCTGATCGTCTGGCGCTTCATCATATACCAAGGCGGTTTCGAGTGTCATTCTGCCCTTTCAGACTGAGCCACCGGCTGCTCAATGACGCTCGGTGGCTGCACCTTACACTAATCCTCTGAGCTTTCAAACTCCCGCTCTTCCTGCGCCTGACACGACCGCAGATCGTGACAGATGAAGTCGAACTTGTTGCAATAGCCACGGAAGCCAGCGTTCTCGTCCCATTGGTTGCGCGGGATTCGCTCCATCTTGGCCTGCGTCAACGTGCTGTTGTCATAGTATTCGCAGTTGGAGCAACGACGCCGCCGGGCTTCCGCCTCATCGACTTGCATTGCAACGCCCAGCGCCTTCCAGTATGGCCCATTCGCGCCCGGTTCGTTGCTGGGCTTTTCTGGGCCGAGCATCCAATCCTTGATGACGATCTGAGTGTTCTTCTTGTTCTCAGACGCGGTGATGAATGGCTCGCTTTCCTGCAAACCATTGAAGCCACCAAACACGATAACAGGCTTTTTCACGTTACAATCTCCCGACCCGATGCGCGGATGGTAAGCGAGGTTGCCGCGCTGGCAATAGTTGAAATGATCCCGCCGGGGTCAAGCACTTGCCCGACCAATTCCGGGAACGTGTAGGTTTCATTCGGCGCGATGGCCCGCGTGTCAACGATTAGATTGCTCGCCCCAGCAGTCCCGCCGGACGCAATCAAGTTGACGCTAATCGTGACATTGCCAGCCGCCGTATTGGTGGCCGTGAACTTGTCGATGATCGTGCGGCAATTGACCGCCGTATACTGTCCGGTCTGCACGGCTTCGGCCTGCTTTGCGGGAATAAGCGTTTTGACTGTGACTGCCATATTATGCCCTACTGCTCCGTCTGCGTAACAGCCAATATCACAGCCGGGGCCGCAGGCGCAAATGCCGTCGCGGCGACGGTTGCTATGCTGACGTTGGTACTGTTTGAAGCATACATCACTTCGATAAAATCGCCAGCCAGCAGTGATACTACTTCGTTGAGCGATACTACCAGATAGCCGTTGTTGAGCGTGATCGACGCGACCCGCGCGGAGTTGGGGATGTCAGTTGTGCCATTCTTACGAAGCCAAACCCAGATAGATTTTTGGGATGAGTTGGTGGAAGTGATCTGCACCGACACCGAAATGTTGTAGAGACCGGCGTTGGCGATAACAACGCGGGACGCAGGCGTACCCAAAGAAACGTCGTTGGCAATCTCGGTGTTGGTAAAAACCAACGCATACGCCGTGTTAGCCGCTGCGGGTGTCTGCGTGTCCAGCTTGGTAAACTCGCCGTAGTAAATCTGCTGTTCAATCGTCGGGCGCACAAAGATGATGCCGTCGGTCGTGCCGACCTGCAATACCGCCGCCACTGGAACGACGTTGTTCGGTGCCGTTGGCTTTACGTTAGTGAATGCGCCAGCAACTGTCGGGGAGGCGTAGAGAACGTCACCGAGAGCAAACGCGCTGGTGTTTACATCGCGCACAAAGCCGAATGTGGTGCAGTATCCCCTCTCCCCGCTATCGGGCAAATCGTGCGTCATGACGCCAACGACATACAGCGTGTTTGTTGCGCCGTTGGCGAGGTAGGGCGAGACTGACAAGGCGCTATCAGGAACAGCACCAGTGAAGCCAACGACGGTGCCGTTGGGGATCGTCACGCCGGTAAAGTTTGCAACCCTAGCGTATTGCTCCAAACCCACTTGCTGAACGACGCCATACTCCATGCCGATGTCAAGGGTCTGGTCTGATGGATTCCAAGCGGCTCTGGCTATCAAGGACGTATGCGGAGCGTTAAGGTTAAAGTCAATATAATCAGTGCTAATTGAGTTGTTGTTCTGCGTTGCCGGTTGAGATGCCGCCACATCCAAAACATCCGTTATCGCCGCAATGCTGGCCAGCGCCTCGTTTGCCGTCGCAAAGGCAGTGCCTGCCGAAACGCTAATCTCGTCAAGAATAACCGTGTTGATAGTGTCAACCGTCGCAAACAGCTTTTCAAACTGCTTGATCTGCTCAAAGTCTTGCAGGAAAGACGCAAGCTGGTCGCGCGTCAGACTGAGGCGCTGAACGGCCATTAGAAGGCCAGCGGCTCGATAGCCGCCTCTAGCCTAGCAAACGACATGTGGGCCTGTGAGGTGCCTTGAAACCGCTGTATGCGCCAGTTGCGCATCCATCCCTGCTGGAACCACACAAGGCGCTTTGCGCGGTCTCCTGTGGTGCCAATGTTGATGACCTTCTGCTGGCTCCATGTCTGCCCATCGGTCGAGTAAGATGTATTGATCGTCGGGTTGGTGCCGAATGCAACCGAGCCTGTCAGGCTGACAAGTTCAAGTTGCTGCACGATAGCGCCACGGCCTTCGTTATAGATGATCGTAGTTCCAAACTCCCAGCGCACGTTAGCG